TATTGTCGTTGGCGATGTACGGGATAAGCATTCGGGTTTCTACTATGATTTCTGCGGCGACATCAAACGCATCTTTAAAGACGGAGGTATGAACCTTTATAACGAAATTATACTCGTAGAAGCAATAGGAACTTTACCTCAAAGAGTTCAACGTTATATGTTAAATCGCAAAATTGGAAAATGCCACCAAAATATCCTCGTCTTCTACAAGGGCGACCCGAAGGGGATAAAGAAGCATTTCCCTAAAATTGAATTTACACAAGACGAACTCGCCCTCTTTGACAAAGAGCAAGGAGGCGAGGAAGAAACCATAAATACGGAGGAATAAAAATGAGTAAAGCGCAACATAAGAAGCAGAATCAATGCAAATTGGCACGCCTTGAAATAGTATCGCAGCTATATAAGCGTGGATATAGTATTCGTGCCATACGTGCGGAAGTTATGCGTCGCCTTGATTTAGCAACCTATTCCACGCAGACGGTTCATAGAGATGTGCAAACGCTTCTGAAAGAATGGCGTGATAACCGCTTAGAAGACATGGACGACGCATTGCAACTTGAACTCTCCCGTATAGATGATACTGTGCGGGAGTTGTGGGAGCAGTGGGAGAAATCGAAAGAGGATTATACCAAGACACAGCGCAAGCGCAAGGGCGCACCTGCTCGCAACGCCAATCAGGATAACAACAGCGGTGACAAGGGCGGCATACGCACTTTCAGCATTGAGGAAAAGACTTTGAATGTCGTTGGGCTTGGAAACCCTGCCTATATTTCGGAGATACGACAGCAGTTGGCGGAACGACGCAAGTTGCTCGGCTTGTACGCCCCTGAAAAGAGGGACATTCAGGGCGGTATGTCTTTCTCTGCGTTCCTTATGGAAAGCGGAATGATAGACGACGCAGAACAGGAAGCGGGCTTAAAGCCGTGATTTAGCCCCATTGACGGCTTTTCTTTTCGCAATCGTATAAGTAAGCCACTTTGATTAGTAAACGCCACAGACGGCGAATAAAGTTCAAATAACGATATATGACACGAAACGATGAAATTATGCAGCGGAAAGGTGTTGCGCTATTGAATAGCTGGCGGGCAGATTGGAACAGGTTTGTCCGTGATGCTCTCGGCGTCACGCTCGACCGTGAGCAGCAGGAAATCCTATCCTCCGTGCAGTTCAACCCACGCACAAGCGTTGCATCGGGTACTGCACGTGGCAAGGATTTCGTTGCCGCCTGTGCCGCCGTTTCGTTCCTATACCTCACCCCTCGTTGGAATACACGGCGTGAACTCGTAGAAAACACGAAAGTTGCCCTTACAGCCCCGACGGACAGGCAGGTAAAGAACATTATGATACCCGAAGTATCACGTCTTTACAACAGGGCAAAACAGCGTGGTATCGTACTGCCTGGAAGACTGAATGCCTACGACATTCGCACAGACAACGATGAATGGTTCTTAACAGGCTTCAAGGCTGACGAGCACAACCACGAGGCTTGGTCGGGTTTCCATGCCGTACACACGATGTTCGTTATCACGGAGGCTTCGGGTATCGGTGATGATACCTTTTCAGCTATTGAGGGTAACCTGCAAGGCGACAGCCGTATATTGCTCGTGTTCAACCCCAACACTTCCGTAGGGTATGCAGCACGTTCACAGCGTGGCGATAGATGGGCAAAGTTCCGTCTTAACAGCTTGACAGCCCCTAACGTGTTGCAGCGCAGGCTCGTTATTCCAGGACAGGTAGATTACGCTTGGGTCGTGGATAAGGTGAGCGAGTGGTGTACGCCTATTGCCGCCGAAGACCGAACAGATGAGTTCGATGATTTTGAGTTTGAGGGCAAATGGTATCGCCCCGAAGATTTATTCCGTAAAAAGGTGTTGGGCAAGTTCCCGAAAGTGTCTGATGATGTGCTTATACCACAACAGTGGATAGAGGCGGCACAGGAGCGTTGGAAGTTGGCGCAGGGGAAAGAACCCGTATCAGACGAATTGCGCTTGCTCGGTGTCGATGTTGCAGGTATGGGACGTGATAGCACGGTGTTCTGTGAACGCAAAGGCAGATGGGTTGCGGAGCTGCAATCACGGAACAGCGGCGGACAGGCAGATCACATGGCGGTGGCGGGAGATATTGCCGCACGCAGACGCAGACACCCTCGTATGTTGGTAAGCATAGACACCATAGGCGAGGGAGCGGGCGTTTATAGCCGTTGTTTGGAAATAGACGATAAGAAATACATCATCAGCTGCAAGTACAGCGAGGGAGCAAAACGATTCGACCGTGATTTATCGGATATAACAGGTCAGTATAAATTCGTAAATATGCGAGCTTATCTCTTTTGGTGCGTCCGTGATTGGCTAAACCCTAAGAATGAAACGGGAGCTATGCTGCCACCCGATAGCCAACTTGCGGAGGAAGCGACAGAGATACGGTGGTTTTTCCGTTCAGACGGCAAGATAATCATAGAACCAAAGGAAGATATAAAGAAGCGGCTTGGGCGTTCTCCCGATAAATTCGACGCACTTGCAAATACATTCTATCCTGTACGCTCAGCACGCCGAACAATAGATTTGAAAAGATTATCCAAACTCGTATAACTTTAAAATACAGATATATGTCAATAGAAGAAATTATCAATTCTACAGAATTGACGGCAGCGCAAAAGGTGTCTGCCTTGCGTGAAAAGACAATACAGGTGCCTAAATGGGCGGGGCGTGATGGACTTGTTCAACAGTTCGACCCCACGAAGCACCCCGTTATGAACAAACAGAAGTACCCCGATGTGGTGTCCGACGAAGGTATAGAGGAGGTTACCCGTGTAACGTGCGATTTGCAAAGGCTTGCGACAAAGCGAATGACAGAGCTTTGCTGTGGCATACCCGTTAAGCGGGTGTACCGCCCCGAGAACGACCAACAGAAAGAGATTGCTTCATATATAGAGGCTATCTTAGACCGCAATCGCATCAATAGCGTTAATATCGAGCGTCTGAATATGTTATTCGCAGGTTGCGAGGTATTGACATTGTGGTATGCCGTAGAGAAAAAGAACAACGCATACGGTTTCGATAGTCCGTTGAAGTTTCGCTGCCGCAACTTCTCTCCTATGCTCGGCGATGAGTTGTACCCGATGTTTGATGAGTACGGCGATATGGTGGCGATGTCTATTGGTTATACCCGCAAGATAGGAAAGAAGAATATCCAATATTTAGATACTTATACAGATGCGAAGCACATCAAGTACAGCGATGCAGGCGGCGAATGGTCAGAAGTCGAGAATGAGGATATAACGAGGGTCGGTAAAATACCATGCATCTATATGTACCGCCCCACTCCAATTTGGGAAGACACCTCAAAAACCGTGTATGAGATAGAATGGGCATTGTCGAGAAATGGCAATTATCTTCGTAAAAACTCCAAACCCATATTTGTAGTGTTTGCCGACGAGGTTATACAGTTTGACGGCGAGAAACCCGAAAACAAGGAGTTCAAAACGATTGCGCAATTTCCTAAAGGCTCAACAGCACAGTACGTTACATGGGAACAGGCTATTGAAAACCTTAAATTCTATGTAAACGAATTGCGCTCCATGTTCTTTACGCAGTTGCAGCTCCCCGATTGGTCTTACGAAAAGATGTCGCAACAGGCGTTGTCGGGCGAGAGTCGCAAGCAACTGTTTATTGACGCACAAATGAAAGTAAATGATGAAAGCGGACGCCTGTTGGAGGGCTTCGACCGTGAAATAAACGTTATAAAGGCTTTTTTAAAGGCAGCACTCCCAGAAAGGTATCATAAAGATATTGACGCTTTGAAAATTGAGACACGGATAACACCTTTCTCTATCACAGATACTAAAGAAACCGTTGATATGCTTATGAGTGCCAACGGCGGCGAGCCTATTATGTCGCAGCGTGAGAGCATCGAGGAATTCGGGCACAGTGATGATGTTGATAAGACGCTTGCAGAGATAGGGCAACAGAAAGTAGAAAGCTCATTTAACCTAACGGCATAATATGGCGACACGGAACAACAGGCGGGTACGGCAAGTAACAGAAAAGTCTAAATACCGATGCCGAGATTGCGCCAACAGCTATGATTGGCACAGTGAGGCGGTAGACGGTCATCTGATACTATGCCGTTGCCCTTACAAGCAAGAGGGAGGGAAGTTCTGTATCTTTTTGAA